AGTAGGTACTGTTTTACCAGCGGTCGCCACGGTTGGACTAATGTTTTAAATCTAAAACAGCAAATAATATTTAAATTGAAAAAAAATATTTATTAATACTAGAGATCTTTATTGTACTTGTCACAATGATGAGAAGAAGTCTAAAAGCTTTAGGTAATAATAAATATTTTGAAAAACTTACTATTGCTCCTACAAAACAGGCTGGTGTAACGGATGCTCTTAGAAGGGCAAAAAGTTATATAAGAGAAGGAAAAGAACAGATACGTCAAGGAAAGGAAGTTTTGCGTACTGGTAGAATTCCAGGTTCGATGCGTGTATATTCTAAAGATATGTATACTAAATGGGCAAAAGACAAAATTCGTCTAGGAAAAGCAAATAAACTTACGGGCACTATAATTTACAGAAAACTTAAAATGAGAGGTCTTGACATAGGTAGATTTTCTTGGTCTGGAAAACCCTGGAGTGCTTACCACAAGGGGCAAAAACTTACTATATCAAAAGAAGGTATTAATAAATCTCCTAAAGAGAGAGGGAGTCGTGACCAAGGTTGGGGTAAATTTGTAACAAAAAAACCCAGGAATCCAATTTATGAGAGAGCCAACCAAATGTTACGAACTGCATCAAGTATGAATTCTAGAATTCCTTCCCAAAGGAAGATTAAAGTAGCCCTAGAAAGTCAGGCGTACAAAATGCTGAACAGCGGTGGTAAATCATCATTTGGTTCAGGATTATCTAGAGGTGTTATAAGAAATAAAACTTCAAAATTGAAAAAGAGTAAAACTATGTGGGGGTCTACTAATATAACATTAAATAAAAAAAGACGGTAAGCGAAGTAATCTATGATTACTAGCCAGCCCGTGCGGAGCACGATGCGTTGCGTTGCGTTGCTTATAGGTTCGATTACACGGCCCTGATATAATCTTAAGATAAATTCATTCTATTTAAATCTATAGTGTCCACATTTTCTTTTTCACTTTCGTAAATATTTACAAAATTTTCAATTTTCAAGTTTTCTGTAATGTTTTTGAGAGTATTTTCCCAAGTTATTTTACCATTGGGGATATTTTTATCGTCTCGTAATCGATAAGGTGTATACTTCCACCCGTCTTCATCTATTTTTTTTTCAATTAAAAATTCTATGATGGGGGTTTTGTCTTCAGGACAATTAACCAATATAAAATCTTTGATAGGTTTCCAAGATTCATGTTTAGATGTAATAGTATCTACCACTACTAAATTAGATTGGCTATCTATAATTTGAAGTTCTATTTTTCGGACGAGATTCTTAATCTGAAAATCAACAGTATGCATTCCATCAGATTTCCATTTTAATAAATTCCAATCTCTACCGAATGTCCATTCACCGACAGCAGGAGTAAATATTAACCCATCAATATTATTCAATTTAGTTTTATTAATGTGTTCCCAAGTTACGTGTAATTTATTTCCCACTTGATAAAAAACTTTGTGTATAAGATAACAACAATCTGATGGGCTTGAAATAACTCTTCTATCAAGAAAATCTTTAATGCAATGCCATCTCTTAACATGGTATTTTTCTCTTCTGTAATCTGTTCCACAATACATCCAACAATCGTGAATTACAAAATAATATTTACCATCCGTTCGTTGAATAAATTCACCGTCAAAAATACTTCCTTCAAAACATTCTTCGTTGAATTTAAAAGGTGTTATATAAAATTTAAGCCCCCTTGTTACAAGAAAAATAGCATGTTTCCCATTTATCTTTGTAATCCATAAATACATTCGTTCACCATCACTCTTTTCACAGACATGGTATTCCATAGAAAATATCTTGTTTAAAATATCTTTTTTTTCTATGCTTACTGGCTGAGGACCTACAAAAAAGTTGTCTCTATTTGATCCAAGACAGTTATTAAAAAGATATTTCTCTACATTCTTTTTGTATTCACTGTTTTCATTTAATAAAAAAACAGTAGAATGCCCTAATTGAACTTTAATTGCTTCTGACATTATTTTTATAATATGAAAGATATCATTTATTATTATATAAAATAATCTATTCCTTAAGTGTTTTTAATTTTGTTTTTTTTACGCTGGTTGGTTGGGGTTAGTAGAATCATAGTGAACATAGAAAATTAATACATGTTCTCTATTTTTAAAATCGTATGGTTTTTCTATTGAACCTACTCCTTTGGTCCATTTCCAAAATTTTACATACACACTTTGTATATCAATTGGAGGATCAAAGGTATAAATTTTTTTATCAAAATCTTGTCCCTTTAATGCCTTTAATCTACCATTTAATTTTTGAGAACCAACAGAAACTTTACCAGAAGAATCGGGAATAGGATTTTGATTTATAACATCTGGATCATTACTATCGTAAAAAACAGTTGCAAATTTTCCATTTGCATAACCATCTCCCTGAGTTAAACGATCTGCAGTATTACCATTAAAATCAAGTTCCATTACTAAATATTTAGGATCGTCATATAATGTCCAATCCCAATCAGCGATTATAGCTTGATCAGTACTAGAATTTAAAGTTTTATTTAAATACTGTGTTAGTGTTGCTGAATAAATTCCTAATTCTGATATGGGTTTTGATTCATATCTTTGGCGGGAAAATCCCAACATACGATAAAGAGTATTAAAATTTACTTCTTTAGTAAAATCTATAAAAAAAGGCACATTATCGTCTCTTCTAATCATTACCCTTGTGCCTATGCTAGTATTTGCTCCATCCGATGATTTAGTTTCTAGAGTTACAATAAAATGATTTCCACCGATAGGATCCTTTGCGTTTAATTGATCTTCCACTTCTTTAAGAAGACCCCAAACAAAAGGCTGATTTAATATAATTTCACCATTAGGAGTTGTAGAATTAATATTTTGCAATCCAATACTAGTATATTGACCAGGTGTAATTACAGATGTGTAATTTACACTTGGACTAGACATAAATCCCCAGGGAATATGTTTGTTTTCATCCTGAACATTGTATTCTGTCTTTGGAATTGTTAATGCAGTTAATTCTATAGATTTTACGTTTTTAATATAAATACCTGTTTCAATTTGATACTCATGAGGAAAAGGATACAAATTATAATTTCTCTCCCTAGAATCAATAACTAAAACCTCCATAGCGAGATCATTTTTATCACCCTTAGTTGGATGAACAGACTCTACATTTTCAAGATTTAAATTATTTGTAGGAATTTTATAGTAATCTTGGATATCACTACGGTGAAGACCTAAACTTTGTAATTTTTGAATAGCTTGTTCATACTGTTGTCTGTTATAACCACTCATTTAAAAAACAATATTTGTTTGTTTAATTAATACAAATATTGTTTTTTAATATCATTTTAATATATTTTTTTCAAGATATTCTATGTATTTAGACAGTTTTTCAAAGGTAGATTCGTTTTCTGTGTAGATAATTTCTGATTTTTTCTTCTTCTTTAAATTATTTTTATATTCTGGAAAAATAACATTACGAGCAATAGGAGAAATTTCGAATATATCAGAACGATAATCTCTACACCTTCCTCTCCGTCTACCTTCAAGAGTGTCTTTTTTACACCAACAACGTTGATAAATACCTTGTGGAGTGAACTCAAAATAGGTATCACTGCTATTATGACACCTGTCAACATTCATACAATAATTTGTATCTGTATTTACATAAATAAGCTCATCACTATCTTTAGTTATCTTAGTAACTCTAGCTTTACGATAATACCGTGGTAAAACTTTTTCTACGCACCATTGTATTTTTTTAGCTTGGGGAGTATCAAGTTCTAATACCTTTTGAACTTTATTTGTTTTTTTCTTAGGAATTGGAACTACCCACTTAGAACATTCATCTGTATTTTTAAGTTTAGAAAGTTCAAAATTACAATAGTTTCTAATACTTGTACTTTCAAGGGTAACTCTAATATCCTTCTTAAGAAAAGATAAATATTCATCATCACTACTACAATCAGAATTTAAAACAAAAGAAGGTACATACACCCTACCCTCATCAATTTTCCCCTCACCATGACAAACCTCACATTCATTTTTTTCAGGAGACCTACCCCTACACTTTTTACAAGGATGACACTTGTTACAACCAACCATTCTTAAACCATTTGAATTATAAACACATTCATCAACAACATCTTCCCAAGGATTCCACGTAGGTCGCAAACCAAAATTATCTTCCAAAAAAGTAATAATTTTACTTCTTATCCATAAAGCTGTTCTCCTATCAACCCAAAGTTTGGGCCAAATAAGATGAACTCCGGTTTTAGTAACTGTTTTGCCTCCTTCAACTGTTACTTCTTTGGGTTCTGTTGTGCATCCAATTACTGAGTAATTTCCACAGTTTTCAGAAATACAAATTTGAATTTTTTTAACTATTTGAACAATATCGTCCAGATTAAGATCGTTTTCCTCAAAAATATCAAGGTCGCTCATAAATTTGAACACAGGGGTTCTTTTTTCACAGAGAAACCATTTCCAATTATTTTGAATATCGTTGGCTAGTTTTGAAAGAAATATTCCATATTGATTATCAGGGATTTCAATACAACCACCATCTAGAAGAAAATGTGTACTCCTTTCAGATCTATTTTGAACATCTGCTTTCAACCAATACTTATTTGAAATAATCCATTGTCTAAGAGGACTTAAATCAGACCAAACTGTAGTCATCTTGTAAGGAGGTAAAGTTCTTTCTGTTATACTAAACGCTGAAAACCTTAAGTGAATTTATTTTTGTTTCAAGTAAATTTTATAACAGAAGGAGCTTTTATAGTATTATGGTCATTAGGAGGCCAAATAATTTTTTCTTGTTTTAATTTTAAATTAGAATACTTTCTTACATTAGAATTCATATCTGTTTCTATATCTTCTATATATTTTACCGCATAGTCTAAAATTTTATTTTCTATAGCCCATCGAAAAAAATTTAATTGCCCAACAGTAGTTGATAATGTTTTATCATCATCTTCAACACCATTTTCAACTATTTTAAAAGTATTTTTATCAATTATTATTCGTTCTCTTCGACAAAATGGATCAAAAAGTTTTTTACTGTAACTCTTAAGTTGATTTTTGTAACTTTTGTGGATATTAAAATTTTCACCATTCAAAATATACCCACAATTAAACTTCTTACTATAATTTGTAACCAACCAATCCAATATCCTTAAACTTATTCTAGTTTGCTGTGTAATAACAGGAATAACTAAATTAAATTTAGTTATGTTGTCATAATATTTTGTCAAACTGTACATAAGGAGATCTTGTCTGCTTTCCATTGTAAAAATTAAGCCTAGGGCTTTATATTTATAATAGAAAAAGATTTCTTTAATATAATTTATATTTTCACTCTAAATTAATACTGATTTAATTATTATAAAAACAATACCAGCTAGAACACTATTAAGGAGAAGGGCTAGGAGAGATGGATCCATAGTACCCATCATTGGAAGTTTAGAGAGTTCTCTATAAACTATCTTACTGTTTAAAAGAACAAAAATACATATAATTAAAATTAGTTCCTTAAATGATGATGATTTGCAATTTGTAAATACATCCATCTTAGACTTCCAACTAACTTTCTTCTTTTTAGGCTCTGGAAAATGAGGCTGGGGGATTTCTTGAGGCTGGGGTGATTGATCATATGGATTGTAGTGGCCCTGTTGCATAGGTGGTGGTTGTTGATGGGATAGTTGGGGTGGACCTTCCATCATCATCTGTTGGGGATGACCTTCCATCATCATCTGTTGCTGGGATGGTTGATGCTGCATCTGCTGGGGCGGACCTTCCATCATCATCGACTGAGGCGGTGGTTGCTGCTGGGATAGCTGGGGTGCTGAATCAATTAGTTGTTGAATTGGTGTGGCACCAATTTCTTCTTCGAAGGGCTTTAAATCGGCCATGTTTAATTAATACTGTTATTATTATTATTATAAATTAAGAACATTTATATACTATAATAAACGCTTAATTAAAATTAGAATAATGTAATTTTTTATTACTATCGTTATTTATACTTTTTAAAGTATCCTTTTTTTGACTTCTTTGATATATTAAAAAAAAAGTCAAGCTAAGTAAAAATATGGATAAAATTACAAAATTGAATAAAAAACTTTTTCTTTTTTTAGTCAGTTCTATAAAATTTTCTTTAATTTTCCAAGATTTACTATTAATGACTTTATCAATTTTATTTTGAATTATATTATTTTTAGGTAAAGAAGGAGTAGTCTTTTTAGGATTTTGTAAATTTACAAAAAATTTACTATCAGATAAAACAGGAATAGAACCAGTTCCTTTCATTTTGTCTATCATATCATTTCTAGATAAATCCATATTTTTGTACTTATGCTATACTAAGGAAATTTTTATCTTTTTTATACGACTTTGATTGTTCTCCTAAGGTTAATGTTAATATTTCATCTGCAAAATCAAATAACTTCTTTTTATTCCATTTATTTTTTGGACCTTTCATTCCAGGATTAGCATTTACTTCTATTAACCATAAATTCCAGTTAACATCCGGTAAAATATCAATTGCAATCGTTTGCCAACAAACCTTATTTCCTTGATAGCATTTTAAATATTTACTTGAATTCTGAAAAATTACCTTTGTAATAAATTTAATCTGAGGGAGAATTACTCTCTCATAAAAACCAGAACCATATATTTTGGACATTACTTCCTTAACATCAAAACTAAAAACATCATAACCTAAATCAGAACTTAAATTGTATTCTTTATTTATAAAATCCCCTCCTAATTTCAAATTTGTTAAATTACTATACGGATTAGACTTATCACCAAAATACTCTTCCGCCGCTGAAAAAATCATAGAATCACGATAAACATAAAATTTTACTTTCTTGTTTGTAATTTTAATTAATATATACGCTCTTATATTAATTTTTCTTCCAACAGTGTCATTAAAATTAATAATTGAGTTTTTATATGTACCCTTTAATTTAAGGAGAAATGGATCATCTATGTAATAACTCACCACCCAGTCATCTTCATCAGAACTCACAATATACCGTATAATTTGAGACAAAGAACATAAAATTTTAATTCCCTGACCATATTTTCCTTGACTTGGTTTTACTATCCAACACCCTTTTTTACTGTATGCTAAGGCATCTTTAATTTTGTTTTTCCAATCTGGTGATGATTTGTTTATGTTTATAGTTATTGGTAAGAATTTGAAACTTCTTTTGTCTTTTGACAATATTTCATACATGTTTTGTTTATCTCCTAAAAACATTGGGAGGGTTTTTATTTTACCAGAAACATCGCTTTTATTAAGTCCCCCCGATTTAGAAGGGTTTTTATATTGAAGTTTTTGTAATGAATTAAATTTTAATTTGGAATCAGTAATTTTAGGGATATTAATCCATCTCCAGGGATTATGTTCATTATATTTTTTAAATACCTCTTTAAATTCATCATGAAGACTTATTTTTGGACTTATATGGTATAACTTAACATAGGGATCTAAATAATTAATATAAACTTGATTCCAACGCATGGGTATTTTAGTATCTATTTTAGGAATTAAACCTTCGTTATCACAAGTAATTTTAACTATACCATCAAATAATTCATTGTAATTAAACAACCTTATATATTCATCTTGAATCATTAAAGGAGATGTATTAAATTCTAAAAACCAACTTTTACCATATTCATCAATAATAGTGTCCATAGTAAGAAGTTGAAAACATCCTCTAGCGTTTTCATTGTTATATATGTTATAACAAATTAATTCATTTTTAACTAAATTATACAAATTTACAGCTAATTTACTATTTTGAGATTGTATACTTTCCCAAGATACACCCGTTCCTTTTAAACCATCTTTAATGTTTCTTACTTTATAATCCAATGCTTTTTTAAATTCCAAAGTATCGTTTACTTTTATTTCATTGGCGAGATTCATTGCAATAGTATCATAAATCCAAACTGATTCTTTTTCAGGAGTTTTATGGAATAAAATCCATGATTTACAATATGTCGAACTACCATCTACTTTAATAGAAGGTATTCTTTTACTTATAATCCAATCATATTTGTTTCCATATTTTTTAATATGACTAACAACATTGTATGGATTATTTGAAATTAACATACCTTTTTGTAAAGAAGTAGATCCAGGTTTTACATAAACCCAACTACCGATACTCATCATAAATTTTTCAATACTACTTTCATCAATATTTTCAGAAGATAAAATTATTTTACTCTGAGGAGTCGAATTTATCAATTCTTTGCTCTTAAATATTTTTTTAGTCAATACTGCTTTATTAGATAATTGTTCTAAAACTCCAGTAATATTTGCATTTACTACTGTCTTTTTAATTAATGATTTATTTAAAGTATAACCAAAAGTAATTAAAGATGATTTTAAAACACCTTCATCATTTAATTCCTTCCAATTACCCCTACGCTGTAAAGCTTTTTTATAATACGATTTATATTTTGAATCATAAGAGGGTTCTTTTTTTTTAAATATTTTCAAATAATATGTATAAACATCCATAATTCTATTAATTGAAAATATTTTTTTAAAAGTATTAAATTTTTCTAATATATTTAAATTGTCTCTGACGAGTTCTTCTACCTCCCTTACCCCAATTATTACCACCTATTAAAGAATTTAAATCATCTCCCAACGACATATCACTTATCGAAGAACTACTACTTCCCCCCCCACCTATTATGACAGGTCCACTAGGATTCTGTCCAACTAATTCTGTTATTTTAGGGCGTTTTTTAGCACCCGTAGTAATATTAACTATCTCAAAACGTTTTTTACCAAACTGGTAAATTTCATACTTCTGTGGACTATTATCACCTCTACCTTGATACATAACTATGTCACCTTTTTTATAAACACGTGGAACACCCATACCAAGAGCATTTTTTATTTCTATTCTATCACTTGTAACAATATAATTATCACTGCTGGAATTTGTTGATTCCATCCAATTGTTAACTTTTTCATATTGATTTACATATGAACCTGAACCACGACGAATAGGTAGTGTTCGAGATTTAGAAATGTTGTATGGAAGGGGTTTAGAAAAATTATAATCGTTTGATGGCCCTAGTGATCTACATTGACTCATTAATCTATTCCATGTAGGACCACGAGGAATTATATATCTCCCTGTAAGTGGATTAAATCTACCATTATTTTCTAAAAAAAGTTTGCACTGTTCTCTGGACATAAAATCGTTTTTAGGACAACAATTTTTTATGACTGACTTTGAACACTTAACTTTTTTTTTTTGTCCATAAGAAGCTAATCTTAAACTAGTGTTAGCTAATTTTAAGAGTTTGTTTCCTTTTTTTATAATTTTAGAATCACCTAATCCCCTTCCCCTTTTAATCATATGTTGGGCTAAATTTTTTAATTCAGTGCTTTGACGACTAACTCTTGTTTTAACTGCTCTACTACCAAAACGAGCCCCTCTTTGTTTCATACGTTGAAGTTCCCCCAATCCTAATCCAGCATTTCTATACTCAGCAGCAGCTCTCTTATAGGCTCTGTAAGAACGACCTCTCCACAACCCACTTAATCCTGTTGTAGAATATGGCGGAATGTTGGACTTCATAAAACCACTAGCTTCCTTTTCAATTGTAGGAAGTTTTATGGTCTTTCCCTTAGCTTTAGCTTTTTGAATCTTTTTAGCAAAAACCTCGGGCTGGAGTCTATTAAATTCCATTTTGGCTCTCTGCAGTTCTCCTTTTAATAGTTGTTCAGCACGGTCAGTACGAAAACCACCAACTTGTTTGAGAGCATTCTCGGCCATTTTCTTACCAATTTGTCTATAACTAAGACTGGTTGCTCCAAAACGAGCCGCCCTCCCTCTTGTAGGACGATTACTGCGGAGAAGAGCGGGGTACTTAGATAGGCCTCTAGCACCTGTTAACTTAGCTATGTACCTTGATGGAGCACCAACGTACTTACTTGTAACAACGGCTTTTCCCAATTTACCTGCGAATGTTTTGTTATAACCCTTGAAAGGGGCCTGAATGGCTGCAATTGTACCTTTTTGAAGTCCGGAAATAGCTTTGTTTTTAGCCGCACCAGCTTTAACCATTGCCTTTCTAATTATACGATTTTTCTCAGCACCAGCCTTTACTTCAGCTCTTCTTATGAGTTTGTTTACATCTATTCCAAATCCACCCATTCTACGAAGATATGACATATTTAGACGACGTCTACGAGTTACTCTTCCGAATGCAGCCTTTTGTCTTGATAAAACTTTTTTTGCATTAGTTTGACCATAGGAACTTTTACGTACCGGTTGTTTGATTTTTTTTTGAGGAATTTTTCCTTTTGGAATTCTTTTTCCCTTTATTTTTTTTGGAAGGACGAGAAGAGGTTGTTTGTATATATTAGTTGGTAAAGGAGATAAATATTTCCCTTTTTTATCATAACTCCCTACTGTTCCAGTTAAAGCCTCTTGATAAAAAAAGTCTCCTACCGGTGGGTACATTCCCGCAGCTTGTTGAACTGTCCATCCTTTTGGTGTTGCTATCCCTAAAACTACCATTTATTTGTTTTAATTATATACAATAAAAAAAAATAAGTAGTAATTTAATATTCGTCGTCCCATTTAGAAGAACCAGATGGATCATCCCATACTGAACCAACAATTTCTTTATATATAACATTTGTAGTATCTTTAGTTAATGTTTTAACACCTGATTTTTTATATTTCTCTCTCGCTAATTTTCCTGCAGCATCATCTTGTATATCTTTTTGTTTTTTCATTTTTTTGTAGACTTCATCTATACCACCTCCAGTGTTTTTAAGTAGTTGTTCTTGTATTTTTTTTTCATGTCTTATTTTTTTCATGTACAAATAAATACCTACTATTATGAGAATAATTACAACAATTGTAACACCACCTATTATTAAATTTTTCTTTTTAGAATTCATATTTATAGTATTATAAGATAATATTTAAAAAAACTTTTTTGCATTTTTACCGAATTTTCTCATTCGTCTACCAAATTTTTGAACAACATCACTGGCAGCTGTTGCAACATCACTGGCAACTGTTGCAACATCAGGGACTTTCTTTTTCTTAGTCATGTAATACCATACACCTAAGCCAATACCAACAAGTAAAAGTATAACAAATAATATCTTTATAATACCCCCAAAAGAACCAGTAAAACCTCCTCCACCAGCACCGCTACCGCCACTCATTAACCCACCTAGAGCAGTTAAAGCATTAGAATGAGCAGCTCCTGCTGCTTCTATAATTCCAGCAGCATCTAGATCAATAGGTGGGGGCAATGATGCTTCAGATAGATCTGCATTAGCTTTAATAGCATCTGCAAGTTTTTCGTCATATTTATATTTATAATCTTTCTCTATAGTCTCTCTAGTCTCATTCATTACCTTTTTAACAGAATCCAAATTAGAAATAGTTTTAACTACATTTGTAACAACAGTTTTAGATATCATTTTTGCAATAATTTCTTGATCAATGTTTATATTATCTAATTTAGATACAATGTACATTTGGTTTCCAATATTAGCTATTTCTTTATTAATTTTAGTCGTTTCTCCCTTTACATAATCATAATTAGGAAACATTTTATTCAGTTCTATCTTTAACATATCAAGTTGGTCCTTTAATGGTTCAATCTGGTTCTTCTTCATTGTCATAGCTGTCTCATCATAAGTAGTTTTATCTATTTCACCACATACTAAATTTGATTCGTTAGCGGCATTAAGAGTTGATTGAAGATTCTGTGATACTAAACTCTCAGTTCGCTCATCAATCTCTTTCTTTGCTTTTTCAACATTGGCTGCAAATTCTTTACTTCCCTGATCTCCAGAAACAGCGCCTTTATTCTCTTCATGGATTTTTGTACTTTTATCTAAAATATTGTTAAAAGTTTCTTTTAGAGCATTCGTAGTTTGAGATACAGTTTCTTGGGACACATTAGTACTTAATTTAAGAGTAGACGCTATCCTCTGTTTAACGTTTACATCACCGTTTACTTGACAACCACTGCCTATTACAATATCTGAAACATTATTCAAATTAGCAGTTTGTTGTACACTAAGTTGATTACTAGATATAGAACAAGATGTCTTTTGTGTAGCACTTAACATTTGATTAGTTGCAAAAGATATTGATTCACATCCCATAGAACCTTTCTTTAAATTAGTCTGAACATCTACATCTGTTACGCGATTAGAAACAGCATTCGTATCAGTTGTAGTCGTTGAACTACCTCCGGAAGCACCAATGGGACCAATGTGGGCCCCACCGTGTCTTTCTTTAGTCTTTTGGTGTGTTACAACTTCACCATGTTGTTTATCGCTCATTGCATAAGTATTATCCTTATCATCCCATTGCTTACAAGCTCCAATTCCTAACATCGTTAGAGCATTTTGCTGAGCATTTAAGAGGTCGGATGGTTTAATAGCGTCAATATTTAATTCTTCATCCTTTGGGGGACATACAGATTCTTGTATTTTAGATTTTTCTTCATTTGTTTGGGATGAAGGGTCTTCCGTTGTTTCGGATGAAGGGTCTGCATTAGAAATAACGGCATCATATACTTCACTACTAGGACTGCTTTCATCTTCTTCTCCAAAATAAGATTTTTTATGAAATGGGGCGAAATTTAATGGCATTCTGTATAAATTTTCTTTAATAAGGTAAAATATTTTTTTTAAAAAAAATATTCGTATTAAATAATACGAATATGTCAGGAATAATTGAGGCATTAGATGATAATAATTGGCCCGCTGAATGTAATGGTGTTAACCCAGCAATTAAAGATGGTTCAGAATCTAAAACTTGTACTTGGTTAAATGAATTAGATTCTAAACAATGCAACGATCCTACAAATAATTATTTTAATTTTAGAAAACAAATAAGACAGGGATTTTTAAAAAATAATTCTATATTTAATAATTTCGGTAGTGAAAAAATGATGAAAGATGTTAGTGAGAATAAGTTAACATGTGTAAATAATGATAAAGTCAATCATTGGGATTTAACACATGATTTTTGTACTTCAAGTAGTAATAATAATGTTGGTAATCCTTATTGTGCTTCATATTTTTCTAAATTTACTGAAAAAATCCCTTGGAAAAAATCTGAAATAGGTGAAGATAAATTTACTAAAAAAATCCACGATTATCGTGAAACCCTTGGTAAAAAATGTGAAAATGCTACTCAATTAACTAGCGCTAATTGGACTGATAAAGTAGATCAACTAGAACCTTCAATTACAAAAAGTTTATCAAAAAAAAAGACTTTAAATTACAGACCATGGGTTAGTGAAGGTGAACAAAATCCTTATGATATGACCCCCGAAGAGTTTGAAAAATCTAATTGGAATATATATGCTAATAACAGTTCAGATGAATGCGAAATAAATCCATCTCCAGGACCGAACTCAAATCCATCTCCAGGACCAAGCTCAGATAAAAAAGATCTACCTAAATGTGAACATCGTGGCTTATATTACGATAATATTAAAAGATTTGGTGTCGAAAATAAAGCATTAGCAATTCCATCTAGTTACACAAATAGTAACGACCGAGATACTGGTGGAACAGTGGATAAAATAATAGGAGCTCCTTGGTGGGATCCTGATTTAAAAGTTTGTGGATGTGCAATGCCTTATGAAGAACAAATTAGAAGACACCATTTTAATAATTACAATGATTTTGCAGGTTCTTATGGTTCTGCAGAGAGAAAGAAATTTCAAAAAGATGATGTTAAATATTTTAATTTTGGTCCGGAAAAATATAAGAAGGTTTCTGTTAGTGGAAATAGCAAATATGGCATAGGACCTGAAAGTATTGTACTACATGGTGTTGGTAATGAAAAAGATAAGCCATCTACATCTATTATTCGTCAATCTTTAATAAATAGACTTCAAGCACCTAAAACAAATGATTATTTAGATTCAATTACAATTAAAAACTGTAATAGGGCAGAACAAATAGCAAAAAATGCTGAATTGTATAATATTGAGTTAAGTGAAAATGAACAAGCTTATGTAAACAAATTGAGAAAAGATTGTATGGTTCCTATAAATGGTATTTCTCCTCCAGTACCTGATTATAAACGAAAGACAGGATGTTATGATGATAATGGTAAATTTATGGCTAATAGAGAAGATTGTTTAGTTAAAGATAGAAATTATTATCAAGTTGATAATAGAAAAGATTCTCCTTATTATCAAATAGGAGGTATTACTTGTTTAGGAGGAGCTGATAATTCAAATGTATGTGGAAGAAATTCCGGAGGAAGTCCTTATAATTATGGAGGTGGTTCTTTTGGAGATGACAGTATTAATTCTAGTTTACCTGCACCAAACGATGGTAGCGGTGAAAAAAATAGAACATCTGGTTATAATGTAAAATACGATGAGACTGAAATACCTAAAAGTATTCCAATGTATTTAGAAACTCATAAGAATAAGTTGAACATTAAAGATGCCTCTCCCATTGTAGTTGATGATACCGGTATTACTAAACCTTCAAATAGTATTTGGAGTTTATATAAAGATGACAACAATTCAGATTTTGCTGATCCTAATACTCTTTCAGGTAATGTTGTTTTTGAATCAAATTCAAAAGATAGAGGTTGGGAACCTTTATGTGATTCTGGTGATAAATCTGTTACTTATCAAATAAACCAGACTTCTTTAGCAGTTGAATCAGGTGGGCAAATAAAAGGTGATGTAAATTTGTCTTCGGAACAAAAATCTAGTTTTGGAAAAGAACCTGTTATAAAAAAGACCCTTGCAATGCATGATGCGTTAACAATAGCAATATATGTTTTGATTTCTTGGACAATTATCTCTTTTATGTGCAAACATAAAAAACAATTAAAATCATTTTTTAAAAAGTAATATCAAGGTCGTCTAAAAAAACTTAAAAAAATAAACATTATGGTTAGTACAGTATATGTTTTATTGAGTATATTTACCATAATGGATATTCAAATTAAAGAATTTAATCCAAAATCAATTGACCCCTGTAGGGTATGCGTGTTTGTTGGAAAAAGAGGAACGGGTAAGAGTTCATTGGTAACAGATATTCTCTATCACCAAAGAAAAATCCCAATGGGAGTTGTTATGAGTGGCACGGAGGAATCCAACGAACATTATAAAAAACACATACCAGATTTATTTATCTATGGAGATTACGAACCCGACGTAGTTAGTAAAATTATTCAAAATCAACGCGAAGCTGTTAAGGGAAAAAACCCCCAACCTTGTTTTATGTTACTGGATGATTGTATGTATGACAACAAATGGACTAGGGACAAGGATATCCGTGGTATTTTTATGAATGGTAGACATTGGAAGATTCTCTTTATGATTACAATGCAGTATTGTATGGATCTTCCACCTGCTCTACGGGCAAATATAGATTATGTATTCATCCTTAGGGAAAATATTATTCAAAATAGGGAAAAACTGTGGAAAAATTTCTTTGGAATTTTTCCAACCTTTGATAGTTTTTCAGAGGTAATGAATGCATGTACGGAAAATTATGAATGTCTTGTACTTGATAATACTTCGAAAAGTAATAAAATAGAAGACGTTGTATTTTGGTATAAAGCTAAAGTAGGAAGGCAATTTAAAATGGGCTCAAAGGAACTTTGGGAACACCATAAGAGAAATTACAACCCAGGCCATGACGGTCCTCGAGGGAAAATAGACCCAGCTAGTTTAAAAAAGCAATCTAAGCAACCTAAAGTCAAAGTTACTAAAACTGACACAACTGGAAAGAAAAAAGTTAAGAAAAAAAAGAAATAAGCGTGCTTTAACCTAAGTATGATTTAGGAGAATATAAACCCTTAGGGGCAATTTGACAATGAGGTCCTTGTTGGGGAAGAGGGGTATTCTCCCAAGTCATCATACATTCAGAATTCTTACCACAAGGGGCAAAATATTTTTGCGTGACACCTTCAGAGTTTACTAGTGGTTTACCACCATCAAAAAGAACACTAGTGCGCTCTCCCGAGCACGAGTTAGGGCTACCAGCTGGGGCTAATTGATTTCTCTGGACGGCGTTTGTATCGTCTAACTGTTCTCTAATTTTTTGTCCATTTTTTTGAAAAAATTGTCTAAGTTGGTGGCTAGTTGTTAATTTACCATCAACAGCTTTATTAATATAAAATGCGTAAAGGTCGCTGCTAGGGCGTTGGTCTGTAAAATAAGCAGC